CGTTATACGCTCGGCTTTTCTTTCTTGCAGTGGTAACACTTATCACCGATCATGTAATCATGATTGCCAAATGTGCATTTAAATTTAGCCTTCAAGTGAAATATAAAATTACTTACTTTTCGGTTATATTTTCCAGAATCGTTAATATTCATGTGAGGTGTCAGCCATGTTTTCTGAATAACAAAAGAGTATCGCAATGGATTAAGCCACTCTTTTAATGGCACGTATTTGCGTGGAATATCCGCGCTACCCTCCATCCAAATATATAAATATCGAGTTTTCAAGACTAATTGTTCAGGGCAATTCATAAAATAAATCCTCCTGTTTTTCCATCAAACACCAGTAATGCTTTTGGTGTTCTGACTCTTGCTTCTACTGCAATTTCTATATCTGGCATTATTCTTCCTCGTAAATTTGGTCTATGATTGTTCCGCCGATGTCGTAAAGCCAGACTAGGCCGGTCAAACAACACCATATTGTAACTACTAGCCATTCCATATTGTTCTCCTGTATGTGAGTCACCATTCTACCACGGGCCGGTGTACGGTGTCAACCCCTATTGTGTCCCGGAGGCCATATCCCGATCGAGATATGGGTTCGATGAGGGTATTGCGTGGCCTGATGTCGTTTATCCGGTCCGGGGTCGAGATCGGGACAGCCAATTCTTGTGGCCCTCGGCTAGTCGGACAGGACTCCAAAAAGGAGTAACAAACACTCCCTGAGGTCCGGGGTCGAGACCGGGACGGATAAAGTAGACTAGGACGGCGAGAGGCGCGTCACACGGGGACGGGTCCGATGTACCTAGTCTGTCTAATCTCTTTTTTTTATTGTCCCTGAAGGGAAGTAGGCAGGAGAATTTTCGACACGATAAACTCTCACCCGGCCTCTCGGACCGGACATCGGGCCACCCGGACCACCCGGACCATGCGCCTGTTGCCTCCGCTCTGGATCACCCTTTCGTCTATCCCATCCGGGATATGCCTCTCAAGTACCGTCCTTGGTTGTGCGAGAGCGACCCATCCGGGTCCGCGAGCCGGGGCGGCGCGGTTACTCCTCAGCCATATAAACAAACACTGAGGCCACATAAGCGTCAGGGTCTAGCCCGTTTCTGTTGCAGTAATCAGCTATCGCGCCTAAAACAGCGTCGTGTATGGTGTCGTTGTTTACGGCATCGATAACGTCACCTAAATGGTTAATCTCGTTCATTGGTTTACTCCTAAAGTAAGGCCGTCCATGGCCGTTGGTTGTGGTTTAGCGGTTCTGTTGCTCCCAAAGTCGGTCAAACTCGGCGTGGCATTCGTTTATGACTTTTTCAGCCATTGCCGCAACCTCACGGGTCCAAGTGTCGGACGGATTTATCCGCAAAAGTTCGCCTACATGATCACGCCATGTTTTAGTGAATTCGTCTTTGGTCATCTGTATTGGACTATTCCAGCCGTTTACTTCGATTGTTTTCATGGGTTACTCCTATCTAAGTTCTGGTTTCGCCAAATCGGCTCATCAGCGCCCTAAATCAGGGCGGACCAGTGCCACGTCCTTGTGGCTTGTGTGGTTAGTGAAGGTTCTTAACGTCTAAATCGCCACGTTTGATGGCGGCCCGGACCCGGTTACCTGCATTCATCCGCTGTTGGCCGGGGTTTAGGTTTTCGTACCGTGCTACCAGTTCGCCGTTATCCAAACCCAGCAGATTCTCTGCTTCCTGCATAACCTCCAGTGGCGACATCCCGGCAAAGTGCTCGGCAATCGGGTCACCGTTATGCAGTGAAGACCGTCCACTGTAAGCCGTGGTTGCCTCGTAGCGTTGACGATAACGCAGTAGCGTCTCACTCATTCCCCTACCGCCGGTTTGTGCTAAAACACCGACGATGTCGACGAGCCAAAGCAGGTCGGCCTTGGTCACACCTTTGTAATCACCGTCAGGCCACACTTTGCTCAGGAAAGCGATCACTTCGTTACGGTTGTATGTTGTTGTGTTCATGGTTGTTGCTCCTACCCCGTGGGGCGGTTGGTGACCGGGCTGAATTGCCTCGATCTGTTTCCATTCTACCACGGCCTGAGGCAAGGCAGAATATCCAAGTGTGGATAGCTCCTCCGGAGCGGCGCGCGTGATTGTGCGTCATGCCCAAACCCTCGGCCACGTGCCGTAAACCACGCACGGGGGCGCGGTATTCCGTGTATACGTATGTGTGTGTTTTGGCCGTTGCTTGGGTCCTCCGCCGCAAAACCGCGTACGCGCTCCCGGTATTGGGTACACCCGCGAAAGCCGGAGGACCCACCGCCCCGTTTTCCGGTTCGCAAATCGAGAAACCCGCTTCGAATTCCTATTAACATTGCACGGGTCCCTTCTTCCCCATACTTTTTATAAAAAACGCCCGCGCGCGTACGAGGAATTGCACTTGACAAGAACCCCCTCACCGTGTTAAAATACACGTATGTCTATTAGATCCAAATGGACGAAAATAATGGAAAGAATGAGTCTAAAATATCTGGCGTACCCAGGTTATCTTGAAGCACGTGAACTTGAACTTGATAAAAGATTATTGGATAGCGATATATGCAAAGCACAGAGAATAGCACGGGAATTAGTGAGAATGTACCAGCACGGGAACTTACCGATGTGGGCTACTCCAAAGAGTGTATTGAACGTCAAAAACAGCTCGGTTTCCCGAACCTCACAGATCAAGAGCGTGGTTTCGCAATAGATTTTATCCAAAACGGATATGATCACTGTTTGTCTGCGGAAAAAGTAGGAAAATCAAGGTCATACGGGAAGAAGTTTCTAGCCAACCCTATTGTAGCCGCATTCATAAAACACTTGCAAGCGGACATATGGCAAGAGTCCATCATCACTCATCATTTTGTCGAAATGAAATACATGGAATTACTGGACATGGCAATGGGAGAAGAAGAAATACGAATGGTCGATAAGGACGGTAATGAATTTAGAGGTAAACTAACCGACATAACCAATTCAGTAAAAATAATTGAAAAAATGTCAAATATGAATGGCCATTCCGAGAAAAAATCAAAAGGTGGCGATAGTGGCGTAACCGTTAAAATTGACATGAATGCTTTTCTAGGCTCCGGGGGTCCAAAAGAATTAGGTAACGTAGGAGTTACTATTGACATGGATAAGTTAGACAATTAACATGGGTTTAATAAAGGAACCAAGCCGAGAAATAATACTCCCAAATCAGTGGGCGGCACGAAATCACCAATCCCCATTTATGAGAGCAATGGCGGGCGGCCGTAAAAGAGCATGTTTGGTTTGGCATCGTCGTGCGGGGAAAGATTCGTCTGCTTTAAATTTTACCTGTGTAGAAGCTCATAGAAAAATAGCAAACTATTGGCACATGTTGCCGACAGCCAAACAAGCAAGAAAAGTTGTGTGGGAAAACGTCAACCCACACACTGGAATAAAAGTAATAGACCAAGTATTCCCGGAAGAAATAAGAGCCGGGGTAAACAACACTGACATGACCATAGATCTATTATGTGGTTCCCAATGGCAGTTATGTGGAAGTGATAACTATAATAGTCTGGTTGGTTCGGCACCGTACGGAGTTGTTTTTAGCGAGTATTCTATTGCTGACCCTCGTGCCTGGGATTTCATCCGTCCTATCCTTCGTGAAAATGGTGGGTGGGCAATATTCATATACACCCCACGCGGAAAGAACCACGGGCATCGTTTATTCGAAATGGCCAAAAACAACCCAGAATGGTTTGCCCAAATACTAACAATAGATGATACTGTAAGGGAAGATGGATCACCAATTATTACTGAGGCGGGATACCAAGAAGAACTTAATTCAGGAATGGATATCCAACTTGCTAGACAAGAATATTATTGTAGCTTTGACGCGGGCCTGTTTGGAGCGTATTACACTAACGAATTAAAACTGGCTAAATACGGAGAGTACCCATGGAACCCAAGGAAACCAGTACACACTTTCTGGGATATTGGCCTAAAAGATGCCACTTCAATTTGGTTTGGACAAGAAAATGATGGCTATATCGACATAATTGATTACGAAAGTTCTTCTAACGTGTCATTTGATCGTTGGATTAAAGAATTACGCGAAAAACCTTATATATACGGCATAAACGGGAAACCCCATGACTTCAAGAAGCGGGATTGGAAAGACGGGAAATCAGCGGATGCAGTTGCCAGAGATTTCAATTGGCAATATGAACTCATACCAGATATTCCCAGAAGCCAAGGAATTGATGCGGTTAAAGCGTTTCTCCCTCGTTGCAGATTTAATGTGGGAAATCCCAGAGTTCAAACCGGAGTTGACGGTCTCGCCAACTACCGAAGAGAGTATAATGATAAATTACAGGTATTCATGGACAGACCCTTACATGATTGGGCGTCCAACCCCGCTGATGGTTTCAGGTATATGTCAATAGGTTGGCCTGATGATTACCAACTTTATAATTCTATTCAACACAAAGTAATACCCGCAGTGGGTTCATCGCGACGAATAACTAAGAGGCCAAGATAAATGGACGGGTTACAAATAAGAAAAAGATTCGACATGCTGGTTTCCGATAGATCGGGGCTAGATAGTACATTACAAGTAATCCAGAAATTTGTTGTTCCATTTCGTGGCGAATACTTTAAGCCCATGACCAACGAACAAGAAATAGAGTGGAGAAGACGTGAAATATTCGACTCTACAGCCATAGATGCTTGTCAGACATTATCGGCGTCCATGCAGGGGTCATTAACATCGCCCTCGGTCAAATGGTTTAATTTAGTATTCCGCCAGGAAGAATTACGGAAAAATCACGAGGCCAGAATGTGGCTTGAATCCTGCGACGAGGCCATATATTCAGCATTAATGGATTCTAATTTTAACGTCGAGGCCTCCGAATTTTACGTAGATCTGTCTGCGTTCGGAACAGGAATCATTACCGAAGAAGAATCGGACGATTTCGCCAATGATGGGATAGAATTTACGGCATCTCCTTTAGCCGACACGTATTTTGAGGAAGACGCTAGAGGCAACATAATAAATTACTACCGTAGATTAAATTGGACAGCGGTTCAAATAGTAAGTAAATTCTTTCCTGAGTTAGAAGGAATGCCGGAATGGCTAAAATCAGCTTATCAAAGCGAAGTATCCGAAAAATTTACAATTGTTTACTGCGTATACAAAATACCGAAAAACAGTATGGCCGATACAGCCTCTGTCCTTTCCGTGGATAAACGTCCGTACGGGAGTAAGTATATATTGCACAAGGATTCGTCGCAATTAAGCGAAACTGGCGGGAAATATGAAATGCCTAGTTTTGTCGGCAGGTGGAAGAAAGTATCGGGTTCAAGATGGGGTTATTCACCCGCTTTTGTTTGTTTATCGAATATTTTGACACTAAATGAACTCACTGAACAAACGTTAGAATCACTCGGTAAAGTAGTCGACCCTAGCACTATTGTAACGCAAAGAGGTCTGTTGTCCGATTTAGACTTGGGCCGTGGCGGTTTAACCGTTGCTCTGTCTAAAGATGATATATGGGCGTATGAGTCCAAGGCCCGTTTCGATGTCGGCGAATTAAGAATAGATAGGCTACAAACATCTATTGAACATGCGTTTTTCGTAGATCAATTACAGTTAAAAGATTCCCCCGCCATGACGGCGACTGAAGTTCAAATCCGATACGAATTAATGCAACGGCTATTGGGTCCGACATTAGGAAGACTTGAAAACGATTTCTTAAATCCTATGATTACTCGTACTTTCAATATATTGGCTCGTAACCGGGTACTTCCTCCTGCCCCTCAGATAGTATTAGATATGAACGCTGAGTATGATGCCAATTACATTGGGCCATTACCAAGAGCACAAAAATCGCAAACAGCTGATTCTATAATGCGCTATCTGGGGCTGATAGGACAAGCAGGTGAAATATTCCCAGGAATAAAAGATATCCCGGACCCAGATTTAATAGCCAGGGATTTTGCTAACCTTACTGGTGTACCCGCTAGGCTTAACAGAAGTGAGGCTTCTGTTAAAAAGGAGCGTGCAAAACGTGAAAAAGTACAGGCGCAACAAATGACCAATGAGCTTCAAAAAGGTGCAGGCGAGGCGAAACAGGCAATGAATGAGGCCAGTAATGTCACAATCCAGTAAAGAATCACAAGAAAGAAAATTAAAAGAAGCTAAAGCAAAAGTTTTAGCCGTATCATTCTTTTATAAAAAAGTTTTTGGCTCCCCGGAGGGGAAAGAAGTTTTTAGAGATTTGTGTGCAAATTTTGAACCCGATTTAATTTGTCAGGTAAAGGACAACAACCCCACTGACATAACTGTTCGATCCGCATATAAGGATGTCATATCGCATATCGAGCGTAATATTAGAATAGCAGAGGCCCATTACGATGAAATTGAAGGATAGTTTACCAGAAGAATTAAGGGAAGAACCAGCATTACAAAATTTTGAAGACATTGGTTCGTTAGCCAAAGGATTTCTTGAAGCTAAAAAGTTTCAAGGACAGTCAATCCGCATACCGGGAGAAGATGCCGGGGATGACGACTGGTCCAGTTTTAATTCAAAATTATTAGAAAAAGTTCCAGGGGTAATGCCAAAACCGAACTTCGACGATGAAAATGCATCACAAACATTTTTCCGATCAATAGGTATGCCTGAATCTGTTGACGGATATGAGTTACCTAAGATAGATGGGTTACCGGAAGGATATAAGGTGGATGATGCTGTAGTAAGCTATATTAAAGGAATGGCCCATGAGTCTAAACTGACCAATAAACAATTTAATTCAGTAGTATCGAAGATAATTAAACGTGATGCTGAAAAATTTGTTATCACTGGGGAAAGTTCCGCCCAAAACGCTACCGCTTTAAAAGATAGTTGGGGCGAAGCGTACGATCAGAACTATAAATCAGTAAAAGGTTTATTGGTTCAACTGGATGCCCCCGAAAGTCTCGTGAAAGCGGTTAACGATAAGACCATAGATTCAGAAACAATGAATTGGTTGTTAAATGTTCACCGTTCCGTTGGCAAAGAAACTAAAAACCCGGACGAAGAGCAAAGTAGCGGGTTTAATGCCATCATGTCTCCGTTAGAAGCAAAACAAGCCATTGACGAAATTAACAATAACAAAGAACATCCGTATTGGTCCGCTCGTGGCGACGAAAAGAAACGAGCAACGGAACGTATGGTGCAACTTCACCGATGGGCGAATCCGTCGTAGCCTTGCACTTGACACGGGCATATTCTCCGTGTTATAATACACGTATAGACTAAAAGGGCTACCGCTTCGGCGATCTGGACAGTCATCATCGGAATCCCGTGTGGGGCTACTCCTAAAGTAAACTATAATTCTAATTTTACGGAGAGTCTAAGATGGCTATCACAATCGACGAAGCGTATATCCAAACATACCAAAATAACGTCCGTCATTTAGCTCAGCAGTCCAGTACCCGCCTTCGTATGTGCGTTCAAGAAACTAACGTTTCTTCTGAAAAGCATACCTGGGAGCGCATTGGCCTGAATGAAGCGACGGAAAAAACATCACCACGCCAGGCAACCCCTGAAAATGACACTGAGTGGACAAACCGTACATCGGTGACTTCTACTTATCACGCAGGCGATACTATCGAACAAGAAGATCCTGTTCAAATGTTAGTTGACCCCAATTCAAACGTAACAATGTCTATTGCTATGGGCATGAAACGTCGGGTTGATGATGTCATTATCGCCGCCGCTACTGGCGCAGCACTCGATAAATCAGGCACACCAAACTCATTCCCTGCAAGTCAAGTGGTGGGCGATGGAACTGGTGTCCTTACTTTATCCGGCGTAACCGAAGTGTTTTCAACATTCATGGATAACGATATTGATGTTGATTTCAATAAGTACATGATTATCGGTCCAACCCAGTTGCGTTTGCTCCAGTTACTTACTGAGTACACCAGTTCTGATTACGTTAATGTTAAAACGTTAGCTGAACGTGGCTTCTTAGCAAACTGGATGGGCTTTAACTGGATCGTGTCTACTCGTTTACTGGCTCCGTCTGCGGGCCAAATCAGTTGCCTAGCATTTACGGATCGAGCTATTGGTTTGCAAGTAAATAAAGACATCAACACTAAAGTCGCTGAAGACCCTAGCACAAGTTTCGTATGGCGTGTTTACGCTCATATGGTCATGGGTGCAGTTCGTGTGGAAGATGAACACATTGTTCATTGGCACTTAAAAGACGCGATGTCTTAACAAAATGGCCCCATACCGGGGCCATTTTTTATTAACCTAAGCACGAGGTAATCATGCAACCAGGAAAATTACCGGGCGCAAACCCGACTCACCAGAAGCAAATAAAAATGTTGGCTAAATCCGATTACACGCCTCAACAAATTTCGGACAAACTTAAATTAAATTTGTCTACTGTTTTATCTTTCTTCCAGAAAGCCAAAGGGTTATCTGATAAGGAAATGGGAAAATTCTCTAAAGTTGACGTTTCCAATAATGTGATTGGCGCGGCCGAAGAAATGGCTCAGAAGATACTTGATAGAGCTAACTCAGACGCTTTAACTCTGAGAGAAGAATCGCTTAAAGCTAAAGAAGAACTTGAAGCCTTAAAAGCTGAAATTGCCGAAGCTGAAAAAGCAAAGCAGGATACTAACGCACAGCCTAAACGCGGCAAATCCAATTAAGTAATGGCTGCGGATAAGTTTGCAATTTGCAATATGGCACTGTCCCATCTGGGGCAGAAGCCTATTGTATCTTTTGCCGATGGCACTGTTCGTTCTGACTTGTGCAGTCTCCATTACGATAAATGTCGTGATGCCGCATTAATTGAATGCAAACCGTCATTCGCTAAAGCTCGTTTCAGCGAGGATACGCCTGCAGTAACGGCTCCAGATTGGGGATACGATAACTACTTCCCAGTTGATGCCGATTGCATATATGTTACCCAGTGCCGTGATGATAATTACCGGGACGATGGTAGATCAAACATAGAATGGGAATTTGAAGGCGATTTTATTGCCGCGAATGCCACTAAAATTTATTACACTAGTATTCAACGTATTACCGTTACTACTAAACATTCATCGATTTTTGACCAAGCTTTAGAATATAAATTAGCTTCAGTTTTGGCAATGCCGTTAACCGAATCTTCAACAAAACAAACAGCCATGATTCAGTTATATGAAATGATGAAAAATAACGCACTTGGACTAGATGGCGTAATGGGTTCCGGGCATAGACTAAGAAATCAATCACTTACAAATAACGTGAGGTAGTAATATGTCAGTTTTTAATAATATAACGGATGCACTAAAGTGGGCAGTTAGCACCGGAACAGGGCTATTAAAGCTGGACAGTGCGGGTGCTCCTACGGTTAATACGACTATAAGCTCGCCACCAAGCACAGCAACACCATATGTGTTATCCATTGCCGTTGCATCATTACCTGGATGGGCTGCAACTGAAGCGTTTGAGGTGGATTTAACGGGAAAACAA